GGCTGGCAGGCGCGGTCGGCGCTGTGGGCGGCGTATATTCCACATACAGGTATGCAGGATGGCCGGTTTCGGCGCCTTTGTCAAAACACTTACCGACGCTGGTGCTGAGGTTGTCCTGTATCATGGTCACGCCGTAATCAGGTTGCCCACCCCACCAATCGCGTACCAACGCAGTAATAATATAATCGTACCAGGCGTTGTACCCGCTGTGGCTTGCCTGTCCCTGATTGGTATCCGTCGTTGCGGGGCGCGTGGTGTATGTAACTGAAGCAGCGTCAAATGAAGCCGTATTCCTCTTGACGTCCGTCAACTGGGAAGCCGAGTAACACGAGTTGCTGTATGACCAAAGATATAGAACCGCCTGGTTGATCACTGACCCAGCCGGGATGTGATTCGCCAGGGGTTCGAACTGCAGGTGCCCCACATACCGTATGCTGGTACTGGACTGTACGCCGCACCTTATAAAATCAAGGCTGCTGTAGTTATTGTTTTGAGCACCGTAGCTCGTAAATGTACTCTGCAATAAGGGAATATTTATTGTTGCCATATCATTTCACCCCTCATGGCACGTATTTCACGAACAGCGTGCCGTCCGGCTTGCCCTCCACCGACGGCGTCGTGCCCGCGTAGATGTACACGTTGACCACCTGAAGGTTCTCCGGAGCCACGCCGCCCGAAATCGTCAGGGCCGGGAGTGAGGCATGTGCATGGCTTGCAGGTGCCTTCCCGTCGATATCCTGCTTCAGCTCCGCGGCGGAGTGCACCAGCGTACGCTCATCTGTAAAGCTGCCTGCAATGATCCCCGTTGCATCCGCCCGCAGCTTGATGAACGCCATCTGGTGCAGCGTACCTGCGGCATTGATATCCTCCTGCATAAGGGCCGGATATGCGGTTTCATCTGTCAGCACCTTAAAGCTGCCCTGCGTAAACTCCGCCTCCATATTCGTCAGGTTGAGGTTCACCTCGAACACCACCCGCATGTACAGCGTCTGGCCGGCCGGCACGGACGGTATCCCGATGCTCTCAAGCGACGTGACGTATACCAGCCGACCATTGACGAGGAATGTGCCAGTCGATATGCTCACTGCCGACGCCCCGTCCTGAGATACTTCACACCCTGAGATAATACAGGACGGGTTGACCACGGCGAGCGCATGGCATAGCCCGTCGTCCTGTGACTTGATTTTCTGCTTATCGAATGTAACCGCCCGAATAGACACTCTAATTCCCTCCTTTCAGCTTATCCGTCAGCGACACCTTCGCGTCCCCGAATCGAAAAAGCACCGTCCGCGCGGTGCTTTTAGTTCCTTTGTAACTGATGTACGAGTCATATATCCCCGTCCTGGTTTTCACCTTCGCCCGGTCGTATAGGCGCATGTTTGATACATCATATAGCTTGGATCCCGATATTATCTCTGCTTCGATAAGATGGTCATATCTGTTCTTAGCGAAGACTTCCCCGGCCGTTTTACGGGCGTCCTCCGGGTTCTCGCAGTATACGGTATCGGCTTTCCCAACTACCCTTGCTCCCGCCAATGGATCAATCCCATATGATCCGTCTGCGAACAGATAAAAGGTCTGCACACCCTCCGGCGTCTTCACAGTGACCTTCGATACACACTCCGAGCCCACCGTTTCGGTCACATTGAACACATCCGCCACGGTTGCGTCGATTATATGCAGCGACGGGGTTCGGTTCTCAATGCTGACGTTCAGGCTCTCTGGGGTCAGTTCAAAGCCGGTATAGATGTGATGCCTTTTCGCCGCGTACCGCAGGAACGTGTCCAGGTTGTAGATCCCGTTGTCGTTATGCGGAGCAACATCGAGCGCCGTTTGTGTTTTCACCGTAACTGAAATGTACGGTATATCCAGCAGGCTATCGACCGAGGAAATAAAATTATCGGTCATCTGGTTAAATATATATGTTTCTATATATTCCTGCGCACACCCAAGCAATATGCTTCGTGAAAATATACTGCTAACCGGCAGCGCGCGCAGCGTCACCACGCTCGTATGCTTATCCGCTTCGATCCCGGATATGATACCAATGTACTCGTTCCTAATATATATGAAATCGCCAATAACAGCAGGGATCGGCCAAACAAGCAAAAAGCTGCTTTGCGCAGGCGCTGTGGCATCCTCGTTGATTTCATATCGCACAGTCTGCGCCACGCCACTCACCTTGAGATCAGCCTTCGAAATAATATATACCTGCATTCCTATACCGCCTTGTACGACGTGAACACCGAGATCACCGACTTTGTACTGATATCATTATCCGCGCTGAGGCTGAGCATAGACAGGCCCCGCGGCAGCTTGAAGAAGTTATCGTTCTCGATGGAGATGCAATCCATTAGGCTCACTTCGCTGCCATCCGTCGACCGCTTTGCTAACCGCAGATCATCGTCCTTCGTACAGTAAACCAGCGTTTGTCCGAGTTCAATCACTGCGGTAATGGCCAACTCAGAACGCAATACGCCATCCACATACAGCTGAAGACGGGGATTGACGAGCTCCCCTTCCGCTTCGAGCATCACCGGCGCGTCGAAGTGCCCGTCGTTGAAGATCTCAATCGCATCTGTGGAGAAATCACTGTAGGCGTACTCGTACACCCGGTCATACCGTAGGTCTGATGCAGCTTTCTCTGCCACCACGCGAAGGTTGTCCCGCTTATACCAGGCACCTTTCAGCGTGATGGTGACATCGCATTCCATCCTGCCGCCTTTGACGTCGTATTTGGAGATATTCTCGACCTCCACGTCCGCCAGAAATTCGCCGGTGGCCGTCTCAAACCGAGGGGCGTATACGAGCTTCATGGGCCCGGCGGCGACGAAGTTAACGAGTGCTCGGTACGCGTCGTATGCACGGGAGCCGTCGAAGACTGCTATGCCGGTAAAGGAGCGGGCCGGGAAGGTTTTATCCACACACCTCGCGGTATTGCCGGTCAGTTCATATGTACGGGCAATAGACAGGCCCAGCCCTGCGGGGGATGTCAGCAGCGCGCCCGCTTTCAGGTCCTGAAGGTTGAAGCGCTGCTTCTGCGCGTTTTCCAGGTAAAACTTTCGATGCATTTTCATCACCTCAATTCTGAATATATGAAAAAGAGAGCTTCGCCCGAAAAGCTCTCTTTTTCAATATTAAGGAGGATTTCTAAAGAACTATACCTTCAAATGATTCTGTATCGGGCCGCCAATAATACGTTTACGCTCAATCTTTCCTTTATAGACCAACTGCTGAATAATTGCCTTTGCTGTCACAAATGCAATCATTAAAGCCTCAGCAATCTGATTATCTGTTAAGTCGTTCTTTTCTTTTAAAGTATCCAAAACCCGCGATTCCAAGTAGTTGCTTTCCCCATGTAAATGCCTCATTATATCTGCGTCTATCATTTTTGCCACCCCCCTATATAACTAACTATAGAGTTAAATAGTTAGTATGTCAAACTAATTCATCGGGATATATTCTGCCATATTTTTGGCACAATGAATCAATTAATACGCTACCCCGAGCCTGCGGTTGATCACATTCACAAGCATGCTGATCTGCCCCTCATCGAGTGTGTTGGCGTATACGTTGAGCGTTACCGTGTTGCCCGCAGGCCTCGTTGCAGCTCCGTACTGCCCGCTGATCGCAATGTCCGCCTGTACACCGCCCACTGCCGCATTGAGCCTGTCCATCGCCCTGTCCACAAGCGACACGCTGCCGGTAATCCCGTCCGCAAGGCCAAGGCCCATGTTGCGCCCTATACCCGCGAACACAACTGAGGGTGAATGGATGCCCAGCAGATTCTTCACGCCATCCACGATACTGGTAAAGAACCCGGATATCTTCTGCCACAGCCAGTCCGCTCCTGCCTTGATACCATCCCATATCCCCGTAAGGAAATCCCACGCAAGGCCCCCGGCCGCCTTTACCAGCTCCCATGCCGCTTGTACTAAACCCTGGATCAGCGCCCACACGATCTCGATGCCCGCCCGGATAATCTGCGGAAGGTTGTCGATGATGCTCTGCACGATCTGCGGGATCATATCGATGATTGCCCGTATCAGCTGCGGAATCGCGTTGATGATCCCTTCCACCACCGCAAGGAGGATCTTTACGCCTGCCTGTATGATCTTCGGCAGGTTGTCCGCGATCGCCTTCACGATCTTGGGGATCATATCGATGATGCAATCGATGAGCAGCGGCAGTGCATCCACGATGCCGAGGATAAGAGATAACAGCATCTGTATCCCCGCCTCTATGATCAGCGGCAGGCTGTCCGTGATCGCCGTCACCACCACGGGGATCATATCAATGACCGCCTGAATGAGCAACGGCAGCGCTTCCACGATGCCGTTAACGACCGCCATCAGCAGCTGCAATCCTGCCTGAATGATCAGGGGGAGGCTTTGGATCACCGTCTGCAGGATCTGTGTAACCGCCGATACGATGGCCGGTATGATCTGCGGGATAACCTGCGCAATGCCTTGTATCAGCGCGAGCAGGATCTGTATGCCTGCCTGTACCAGCGTCGGCAGCGCCTTGGTTATCCCTTCCACTAATGTCGCTATAACGCTCACCGCGGTCTTTGCGATCATCTCCCCGTTATCCGTAATCGCGGACACGGCCGCTTCCAATAACTTTATCGCCGCTTCCGCGATATCCGGCAGCGCGGTGTATATCATCTCGATCAGCGCGCCGATAATCTGCCCGGCTGCATCGCTGATCGCGCCCATGTTGGCCGTCAGTCCCTGTACCAACGACGTGATGACGCCGGTTGCGACCTCCACAACCTTCGGCAGTGCCGCCACGATATCGTTCAGGATTCTAACGACGATCCCGCCTGCGGTGTCTGCGAACTGGCCCATATCGCCGTCTGCGTCCGAGAACGCCGCGGTGAGTTCCTGGATGTACCCGGCGGCTTTCTCCACCGCGGGGGCCAGCGTGCCGCCGATCTCAATCCCTACGTTTTTCACGGCGTTGAGTGCCCGGTTTAAATGCTCGCCGGTGGTATTTGCCATGATGCCGAACGCGTCGTCCACCGCATCCGTGTTACTCTCCATCTCGGCAAGCGTCTCATTCATCAGGGCCATGCCGCTGTCGGATGTAAGCGTGAGGACGGTATTGAGTCCTTCGACGCTGCCGAACAGCCTGCCCATCACCTCGACGCTGCCGCCGGTCTTGTCCTTAATCTCCTGCAGAAATTGCGTCCATCCGACCGAATTCAGATACGCTGAGTTGAAATTGATGCCGAGCTCTGCAGCTAAATCAGACGCTTCCTTCGAGGGCTTGATGATGTTCGACAGCGCGGTTTTCATGCCCGTTACCGCGGCGGACGTGTCGATGCCGTTTGCGGTCAGGGCGGCAAGCGATGCCATGAGGTCGTTTGTCGCTACACCGGCCGCGCTTGCCGTAGGCGCTACGCTGCCGATTGACTGGGCTAGCTCCCCGAATGTGGTCTTGCCCTTGTTCTGCGTCACGAGGAACTGGTTGGCAATTCTGTCGGCATCGGACGTTTCGAGGTTGTATGCGTTCAGCACGGATGTCAGCCCGTCGATTGCGGTGGCGCTGTCGGTAAACCCGCCCTTCGCCGCTTTCATCGCCGTTTCCACAAGGCCCAGGGCGTCCGCGGTATCGGCACCTGCGGAGATCGCCTGGTAGAGCGCTTCGTTGATTTCCGTCGCCGCAATGCCCGTCTTGTTCGACGCTTTGAGCACGGCTTCGCTCAGTTCATTAAGCGGAACTGCCGCGGTATCCGCAATCGTCGCAACTTTGGCAAGGCTGTCTTCGAACTCGATGGCTGCCTCCACGGCTTTCTTCCCGAGCGCTAACGCCAGTCCGGAGACCGCCGCCACGGCAGCGGCCGCTACCTTGGCAATCTGCACTCCGGCTTTGGCGATCCCTTCGCCCGCCTGGGCCACCGTGCCTCCAAGCGACTTCCACTTGCCGCCCGATTTCTCCGCGTCGTCGCCGCTTCTCTTCGCCGCACCGCCCACGTCGTCAAGGCCGCCTTCGAGCTGATACAGGGCGCTCTCCGTTTTGGCGACCTCCCGCACAAACGCCCGGTACTGCTCGTCCGATATCTTCCCGGCAGCGAACTGCTGCTCGACCTGGGATTGGGCCGCGCGCAACGTATCCAGCTTTTCCTTTGCGTTGGCCACGGCTTTGGCGAGCAGTTCCTGCTTCTGCGCAATCAGCTCCGTGTTGCCGGGGCTCATCTTAAGGAGTGATTCCACCTGCTTGAGCTCGGTCTGCAGGCCGCGAGATTTCTTATTGACGTCTTCGAGCGCTTTTCCGAGGCCCGTGGTATTGGCGCCGATTTCGATGGTGATGCCCTTGATGCTGCCTGCCAAACAAATCCCTCCTTTGCGGAATATTTCTTTTCAGGAATGCCTATAATTGATTTAAAGGAACCGTCCGCACGTTGGGTAACAGATTCTAGAAGTTTGGTAGTTGATATAGCGGATGGTTCCTTTTTATATGGCTAACGCATCAATGTCAGATTGAGAGGCTTCCTTTGTGCAACTCCTCGCGTCAGCCAGAAAGCCCACATACGAAAGCAAGTCGGCAAAGGTCATTTCATTCATTTCCTCCAATGAAAGACCTGCCGACTTGCCCAAGTATAAGGCGTCCCGCCAATCTATGTGTTTTGAACTGCCCTGGGCTTCTGCACGCCCAGCATGAGAAAAAAATTGTCGTTCACCAGCTCCATCACAGTTTTAGAGGCTTCCACGGCGTCGTATTCTTCGAGCGCGTCACACCACTCTTCAAACGGTAATATGGCTTTGTTGGCCGTATACGCAAAGGTCCAGAGCATACGGCGGATGATGGCGCTGAACTCGAAGATGTTCGTCTTCTGCAGCACGTCGAGCGCGTTGTTCGTATCAATCTTTGAAAACTCGGCCTGCAGCTTCTCCATGCCCGCAAGCTTTTTGAGGTCATCCTGAAAGTCGGGCTCCTCTTCCCCTTTCAGCCTTGCGCTGCGATAGTAGTACATGAAATTGGCTGAGGGTTTCAGTATGAGATCTTTTCCGTTAACCCGTATCACTCGTTCCATATATCACCTCAGCCAACCGGCGCGGCGAATTCATACACCGAAGTGTAGAATCCCGAATACACCGTTTCATTAAGCGCGCTTTTCACGAGTACCGCCTTTACCATGCCGTCCGCTTGCCGGGGCGTGGCGACGAATGACAGCGTATCGGTGGATGGCTCGATACTTCCCTTAACGGTTGCGGCGTCCACGCTGGGCCTTGAAGCGAGGCATTCATAGAACACAAAGCGCCTCGGCTGCTGGTCGCCCTGCACTTCGAAGAGGAGAGCGAACGGGCTTTGGGCCGCGTCCATGTGTTCGAATATGGCGCCGTTATCGTCCTCGGTATACCCCAGGCAGTCCTTCAGGAACGAGACCGGGATATCCGCAATCGTCATCTCG